CCCGCTTTGCTTCACCGGGGGGAGGCAGTGTTACCGCGGCGGGATGCTGATCAGTATAGAGCAGTTTTTGGGGGACTAGGGAAAATATCTGATGGATTAAATTGGGTGGCTGAGAAAACCGGGGGAGGAAAGCCGTCTAACGGTGGTCAATATGGAGGACGCGGCAAAGCATCTGGTCTGTCCTATGTGCCTTACGATAATTACCCCGCTTTGCTTCACCGGGGGGAGGCAGTGTTACCGCGGCGGGATGCTGATCACTACCGTGCTGGATCTGGGGTAACCATTGCCAAACTTGCTGATACCATAATTGTCCGTGAGGATGCCGATATTGATAAAATTGCCAATGCTTTAGCCGCAAAACTTAGGAAGTCTGCAGCCAATAGAGGAAGGGTGGCGATGGTATAATGGAATTCTGGCTGAGCTTTAATAATTTCGCTGAGAAGATGCAACTACCGGTGCCACCTGCTGAATTCTCTTTGAGTACAGGAAATATAAATGAGACTATCAATATCACCAACCTGGGTAATATTACCCAGATCGGAGGAGAGGAGCTTGCTGAGATCGAAATTAGCAGTTTTTTCCCTGCCCGGCCGGCGCCATATACGACTAGGAATGTTCCAGAACCGTATGCAGCTGTGGAACTGATTGAGAAATGGCGCAAGTCTAAAAAACCTATTAGGTTTATTATTACCGGTACGCCTGTAAACTTGGCCTGTGCGATTGAATCTTTTACCTGGGGCGAGCGGGGAGGCAGCCGGGATGTCGATTACTCTTTGAAACTTAAGGAATATCGCTTTGTCCAGGTTAAGCAAGTCAGCCAGGTACAGCAGGTAGTGATTTCTCCGGAGCGACCGAATACAAAGCCAGAACCATCCAATTATACTATCAAATCCGGTGACAGCCTTTTTATGATAGCCAAAAGGATATTGGGTGACGGCAATCGCTGGCGGGAGATATACGAGAAAAATAAAGCGGTGATCGGGGCTAATCCTAACCTGATTTATCCCGGGCAGGTGTTGCAGTTATGAGCTACACGGTTACCAATATTACTCAGGCAGGCACGCAGTACGATATTACCGAGGTAGTATCCAGTATCTCCTGGGGCGGAGATGTCCGGGAAGCGGCCCGGATGTTAGAAATGGAAATTGCTTATGGCCGCGATGAATATACCCCGAAATATATACCCCCATTGGGCTCCGTGATCATGCTAAAAAATGATAATAAAGAGCTTTTTCGCGGAGTTGTTTGGGATGTTAGACGTGGCACCCAGGGTACAGCTCAGGTGACTTGTTTTGATCATGCCATCTATCTCACTCATAACGTCAGCACTTATAAGTTTGTAAACATGACCCCCGAAGCGATAATCACTAAAATATGTAATGATTTTGGAATACAGGTTGGAAATTTGGCTCCTACAGGGGTTAATTTGAGCAAGTTAATAGTAAGAGACCACACGCTCTATGATATGGCTGTGGTGGCGCTCACAGAAGCTACTAAGAGAAATGGGAAAAAATATCACCTTATAATGCGGCAGGGTAAGTTAAATACCGAAGAAAAAGGGCAACAGCTGATAAAATGGCTGATCACGGAAGGCCAGAACCTGATAGAAGCATCCCGATCAGAGAGTCTGGAGGATATGAAAAATAGGGTAGTGATCGTAGGGGATCAGGACCAGGTGCTGGCTGATCTGCAAAATGCGGATCTGATTAAGCAGTATGGGATGCTGCAGGAATATAAACGGGAGAGCAATATTAAATTAGGGGAAGCTCAGGTGATGGCTCAGAACCTGCTTGCAGAGCTGGCCAAGGTATCGCAGGAACTGGAATTAACTTCACTGGGCATCGATGAGGTGGAGGCCGGTACCAGCGTAGAAGTTAAGGAGACCTTGACGGGCATTACTGGCCAATATTATGTATTGGCTGACCAACACAGGCTGCAGAACGGGATCCATACCATGCGCCTGGTACTGAGTTTGGAAACTGTGGTAGCCACAAAGGAGGCCTCGAAAGACAATGAGCAGTGATATACTGGATGTCCTAAGGGAACAGATCCCGCCTACACCAGGTATAGAACTGGCCACGGTGGTCCAAGCTGATCCGCTGGTGATACGGTTAGACAATGATAACAAGATGATGCTCCGGGCTGAGGATGGGGATCTCCTGATCTGTGAGCATGTGATAGAGCACCAGAGGCAATATAGTACAGTATCGGATATGGCGGCCAGTGATGTCTCCTACTGGGAGGAGACCACCGACCATGAGCTCCGGCATAAGCATGATCACGAAGTGGAGCAACTGACGATTAGCAAGCAGACAGTGACCATCCACTATAAGCTTAAAGCCGGTGATCGGGTGGTAGTGATGGCTCTGCCGGGTGGACAGCAGTACCTTATATGGGACAAGGTGGTGATCCTGTCATGAGTATTTTCCCTGAAATCCCTATACCGGAGGCTGCGCCACAGTCCAGCACTGTCACATACGGCAGGGAGCTGGACTTTGATTTTAGTACCGGACAATTCGTAATGATAGACGGTGCTCCCCGAGTGCTGGAGGGTCCTGATGCGCTCCGGATATGGATCACAAAGACGCTACTTACAGCCCGGTACCGGTTCCCGATTTACTCTTTTAACTACGGCTGCGAGTTGGAGGATATGATTGGGTACGACATTCCCCGGGTGGTGCTGGAATCGGAGATTCCCCGGGTCATACGGGAGGCCTTAATTATAGATGACCGTATTGAGGATGTGCGGGAATTCAGCATTGAGCGTGGAGATGATTGGCTTAGAGTGGAATTTACGGTTATCACATTCGATGGGCAGTCAATAAGGCAGGAGGTGCAATACAGTGTATGAGAATCAAACTTATGATGCGATCATGGCGAGACTCCTTGCAGCGGTACCTGATACCTTGGATAAGCGTGAGGGGTCTTTTATTTGGGATGCATTATCACCGGCCGCCTTAGAGCTTGCCCAACTGTATATTCAGTTAGACCTGGTCATGCAGTATGGCTTTGCTCAAACTACTTATGGCCAGTATTTAGATTATCGTGCCGGCGAACATGGCCTAGCTCGAAAAGAAGCAACTAAAGCGACTGGCCAGGTTACTATCACCGGAAGCAGTGGAACTGTTGTACCAGCGGGCTCTCTCTTGGCAACGGGTGCAGGTGTACAGTTTGAAACCCTTGCAGAGGTAACAATAGGAGAGACGGGGAGCATAACAACTGATGTAAGGGCAGTCGAAGCCGGAACAAGGGGGAATGTACCAGCTGCAACTATCACTGTCATATCTGTTTCTATCGCTGGGGTAACAGCTGTAACCAATGCGAATCCAACCACCGGGGGAACTGATCAGGAAACGGACGCAGCGCTTTTGGAAAGGTTACTGGAAAAGGTCCGTACACCGGCCACTAGTGGTAATGTAGCTCATTATCTTCAGTGGGCGAAATCCGTATCTGGTGTAGGTGATGCGAAAGTCTTCCCGATATGGGACGGAAACGGCACAGTAAAAGTGGTTGTCATAGATGCCAATAAGGAGCCTGCCAGTGCCGAGATAGTGTCCGATGTGGAAGATTATATTGAGGAGGTCAGGCCGATCGGCGCGACAGTAACCGTAGAAAGTGCTACGGCCTTGGATATAGATGTGGTTGCTACTCTTACTCTAGCAACCGGAGCAGTTCTGGCCGATGTAAAGACAGCTTTTGAGGCGGCCCTGGTCTCTCACCTGCAGCAGATAGCATTTAAACAGTCTTATGTAAGCTATGCCAAAGTGGGTAGCCTACTCCTGGATACTCCCGGGGTACTGGATTACTCTGATTTAACTCTAAATAGTGGTACCGGTAACGTAGTAATTGGAGATACCCAGGTGGCCGTAAAGGGGACGGTGACGCTCAATGAGTAAAGCAGATCTGATGAAAAGCTATGTCCCCGAATATCTGGTGGAAGCTCAATCATATAAGGTGATCTTGGAGGCAGAGGGCCCAGAGCTTGATGCAATAGAAAATAGCCTGGTCGATGTACTGAAACAATTCTATGTAGAAACGGCCACCGAAGAAGGGCTAAGGCGCTGGGAAGAGTTTGTTGGGCTGAGCAGCTATGCTGGCAAGCCTTTAGACCAGCGCAGGAGTAGGATAATATCAAAGCTCCGGGGCATGGGAACGGTGACCGTGGCTATGATTCAGAACGTGGCCGAGAGCTATGTTTATGGCCATGTAACCGTGACGGAGCATCCAGAGACCTACAGCTTTACTATTAAGTTTGTGGATCCTTATGGAGTTCCACCTAACCTGGCCGATGTCCAAGCAGCTATAGAAGAGATCAAACCGGCCCACCTTGGTGTAGTCTATGAATTTAGTTATATGACCTGGGATGAACATGATGCGTATAACAAGACCTGGGATCAGTGGGATGCACTGAATCTCACCTGGAATGAGCGCGAAGAATATCGGGAGGTGGTCTAATGCCGGCAGCAAATAAAACAGACAATATTGAACTGAATCAATGGCTTGGAAATGAGTACCCAAAACGCGAAGATTTTAATGCAGACAACCTCAAAATCGATACCGCTATAAAGGCCGTACAGGATACACAAGCTGCTCATTTGGCTGATGAAATGCCGCACCAATTTACATCTACAAATAAAACTTACCGATATGGGTTTAAGGCGCAGGATAATCACTTGATTTTTACCTATGAGGAGGTGGTTTAATTGACGGATGTATATCTCCCTAACAGAGACGACGTCCTAAACCATGTTATTTCTACTCCTGTTACCGGCGTGGTGACTGTAACCGCGACAGCGGCCGAAATATTCGCGGGAGCAACACGCCTACCTGGCAGACGCAAAATGATCATAAAAAATGAAGACCTAGT